TAAGTGTTTCACCCAGTCCCATAATTTCATACGGTAACATCTTATCTGTTACTTGGCTGTATTTGGTATCCCATTCGTTAGTAAGCCATTCAAAGTCACGCACGTTGGCATAATCCCAATCTGTACAATTAGTAAGATATGCGCCTTCTCTAGCACCATACATGCTCCATAAACCGTTTTTTACATCAGCACCGATGTTACACCAAATAAGTAACCTATGATAATTTTGCCACCAAATTTTACTTAGATCGGCAACCTTGGCTCCTTGATCTAAGCTCATCTTAACACCTTCGCGGAATCCTGCTCTCCATGCTTGAAAAGGTGTTTCGTTTGTAAAACTTTCTGAGTAAGTTTCATTGAACTGATAGTATCGACTATCGAAACAAAATTCAACTAGACCCTTGGTATCAGATGGATCTGAGTTTTCATGTGTTCGCATTTCATTAACAAACTTGCGTGTCCATAATTTAAGACCACCATTGCCGTACATAAGTCCATTAACATGAACTTGGCCGCACCAACTAAACACATTTTCACTAGTTAGTCCGAGTGCGTTTAGGTCTATTTCTACTTCAAGAAACTTAGGATTGACAATGTTGTCAGCATCAACTGTAACAAAGTATTCTGTTTCACTTAGGGCCGCGCAGGCCTTATGGGCGGCGTCGCTACCTTTAACACCGTGAACACGTTTTGCCCAAGGAAATATTTCTAATAACTTAGCGTAGTTTTTTTCAGCATTAGGTTCATCATAGCTGAGAAATATAATATCTTGTTCAATAATTTTAATCATAAATGTTTAATCCGTAAGACTTAAATGTAAATCTCGTTGCTAGTTCTATCTTAGATAACTCGTATTCAACCTCCATAGAAAACGGTACAATTACAGGGCCGGCGACTAAGTCAGCAATATTAATAATTATAGGTTTAAACAACAGATTGAAATTTTCTTTTGCTACTATAAAAAACAATGCTTGGGTAGACATAGTATCTACTACTGAGCACTTACATTCATCTAGTATTGAAAAACTCCAGCAGGCATCTTTTAAATTCCAATCTACTATTAATTCTGTTTTTTTCTTAGGCTTATCTTTAATTAAGAAAAATACACTATTCGAAGGTTCAGAAATTAATTCATTAAATAACACCAAACTGTTTTTACTTACTGTGTAATTATGAAAATCCTTTACCCCTGAAGCAAAGTCTAAAAACTCTGTACGTGTAATTTCAAGACTAGTTTCAGTAGATTTATGATTTGCAATGCCGTAAATTCTTTTAGTATCTACATTGTAATGTGCATAGAATTTTTGAACATTAGCCATTTGCTAAGTCCTCTAATTTTTTTAAGATAGATTTAGTAATAAAGTCTTTTTCAACATAATGAAACAGTTTGTGTTGACGTATGTTGGCAACTTCAAGACAACCATTGCTAGTTAAATTAACTGGCACTGTATTGCTCCAATTGGCTGAGCCGGTAGGCCAACCTAATAGAGGAACTTTCATATGTATAAATTCAAGTGGACTACTGCTATCTAAAGCTGTTTCTGTTAATCCCATCATATCGACTACAATGGCTGCTGTCAAATCCATGCTTAACCATTTTTGATATTCTTTTATGGCAAAATGATCATAACTCCATTCCCAATTGTTACACACAAATTCTAATACTTTATAAAAATTGTATGCTATATCAGACTTTTTAAAATAGTGTAACGCAAAGTAAACATTGGGTAGATCATTTGCTGTAAACGCTTTTCGATGTATCTTGTCCGTTACAATCTCTAATTTGTAATTCTTAATACGTGAACAAAATTTAATATCATAATTACTACAATAATTCCACCAACTAGAAATGTCTTCCAACATTAACATGTCTGTATCAAGTACTATAGTTTCATCATAGGGAGTTGCATGGAATATTTTCCAACGATTCTCAACTTTCCAATCTGTATCCCCCGCATCGTCATTGAACGGAATAGGAATAATCTGATCAAATACCTTTTGATACTTTTTTGGTACTGGGTCGTTTGTTATTAGACTAATCAAATTATGTTCACGTTGGCTTGCCTTAATACTCAATGCTAGAGCATATGCCTGAGTGATATAATCAACTGTTTTATTATTTTGAGCGAGGACAACAAACCCTTTAGACACCGCTGCCTCCGTCAATGAATCGCACAAGACTATATTTGTTCATAACATGCACGTCTAGTCCTGATGTCTTTGCTATTAAGTATTCGCCGGGATAATTTTTCTTTTCAACTAAGAATTGCATACTGTCATCTTTAGCAGTAACTAACATGTCAGTATCAGCCGAATAGACCATTTTCCCCGGTAACTCTGTAGAAAAACTGTTTGTAGTATTACCCGACATGATGTGTATAGCAATACTAAAAGCAAAATCATTTCTAAATATAGGCGAATCAATTGTATATAATGTTCTGTAATATATCCAGTTAGATTTAATGTAATCTATCAGATTAAAAAATACTTCCGTTGATGAATTTTTTTGAAATATAAACACTGTGGCCCAAAAGAATGGAATACTGTATTGATTTATAGTTTTAAATTCAGTCGAGTCTCTGCCTAGTGCAAGATCAAAGCTGTGTTGATAAATTTGAAAATCGTGATCTAAATCCAGTGCAGATTTTAATGTATCTGAATTTAATATATAATCGCTGTCTAACACTAGTGTTTTATCATATGGTGTTAAATTGTATGCTTGATTTCTTGAAAGGTTTTTCCATTCTAATATTTTATGTGCCATCTTACCGTCACTGAATTTTTTAGTCTGACTAGTGGTTGTGTCTTTAGGAAGATCAATCACTTGATCAAAATTATGATCAGGAAAGTTTGATAATAACCATTTACTACTATCAGTTATCAAGCTGACTGGTATACCTAGATGATGTTTAACTTTGGAGGCAGCAAAGTTTGCCAACTTGATATAATCAACGCCGCCGTTATTTTGAGCAAATATTATTGCACCGACGGTCATAGATTAACTATGTCCTCAACTTTTCTTTTATTTTTAATTTCTGTATATTTTACAGAATATTCATTTACCGCTTCAAAATATACAGATACTAGGTTATCAAGAAAATCCTGTACATCGGTAATGACTATTGGAAGATCATTGCTGTCAACAAACGGAACATCAGATGTGTATCCAAGGTCAATAACTAACTTAGTAAATGCAATTAATTCTTCCGATACTTTGAATGTTGCACCGTTGGTATAATAAACTAATTTTTGGTTATATTCTTCAAGCAGAATTCTTTTCTGATTTGAAAGAGTTGCCATGTAATTGGCAACTGAAAAGGCTTTTTGAATTTTTTCGTCCATTGATAATCTCACGGGTAATGTATAAAGTATACACTACTTTAATTATCAAGTCAACGATTTAGGTGACTAGTTTTAGAGCGCGGTAGTAGTTGCAGTCGGTGCTGGAACTGTCACATTGGAATTAGCTGTGCAATGCAATGCTTTAACAAAGCTGAATGTTGCGCCAGTAATTGCTTCGTCAATACCAAAAACTGGATCGTTACCTGTAACTGTTGCCAGGTCAGTGAACACTATTCTAAATGTCAATGTACCATTAGTGCCAACTGTTGCAAAAATTCGCCATTCGTTTGGAGTATATAGGTTAGAATTATCAAGTGCATTTACGTATTGTTGAAATTCAATACCTGGACTTGCTAGCATTGGATAAAACCCCAATGTGCCGCCTACTGTAAGTGTACCATTAGTGTTGCTCTTAGTAGTTGTTGTTGCGCCAAAACTAATAGTACCGGAGTTGACTAATAGTTGGTTCCAAGAATAATTTTTTGTACCCGGAGCACCTGCGCCAGTTTTATCTATGTTGTCCCAACGAGCGGCACTAAATTGAATTTTGCCACCAGTATTAAAGAAAAATCTTGCCACATCTAAACTAGTCAGGCCAGCAGTGATTTGTGAGGCGGTTGGGGGGAATGTTACTGTCACAGTATGACTAATTTGTGTATTCCACGTGGCAGTTCTAATGCCGTTAGATGTTGACCCAGTTGGATTTAATATATCAAATGTAGATTGTTGCGCAACATCAACTAACATCTTATCGGTGGCGCACTGATTAGCTAATGCCAAATAGGCAGCACGGTCAGATTCTTTAATCTGAGTGGATGTAGTAGGTATTTTCAAGTACTGGAGGGCAACGTATCCAGGATCTCCTACACTTCCATTACCGATAGTAATGCCATTTTGGTGTTGGCGACATACAACAATATCGTCTCTTAAATTTGTCCACTGGGATGATGTAATTTTACTGTTTTGTACTACACCTGCGGAAGAACTGCGGACCGATTGTCCGTAACCAGACTGGCTAGATCCAGCGCCTAGAATTGGTGCAATTATAGCCTGTATCGCAGTATATTCGGCAGCTTCAATTTTATTACCTACGCCAGCAGTCATAATTATCCTCTTTTTAAGTTCTGTTTATTTATAGTTATAAAACTATGCATTCAATAAGTTTGATTCCGGCATCGGTGCTAGATTCTAAAGCTATTGCAAATACTACATCAGAGTTAGTATAATCATCAGCTATTGAGGTAGCAGTGCCATCTTTAAATGCTCGCATGCGATTGCCTTTGGTAACCGGGCCTGATACTTTTACTGGTACTCGACCTTTAAGTGCAATGTATGTGCCGCCTTCTAGATCTTTGTTCATCATAAACGCTGGATTGGTACTAACTACACCAATTGCACGATCGTTTGTTTGGCAAGCAGTAACTTCTTTTTCACCGCCTACTGATACTACTGTACCAGCTTCGTAATCCTTATCGGCTAGATATTTTTCTGCCAAGTCAGCATACTGTGCCGCTGTAGCAGTGCCGCTGAATAAGTTAGCGGCAATATTTTGATTAGAATCTCTAGCAACAATAGTACTAGCTGACGATGCAGTACTTGCAGTAACGTAGCTACTTCCCAACAGTAGTGTGTCAGACTTTGCTGAAACTCCAGTAAACTGTGCTCCGTAAATTGTTAAAAACTTTACTGTGGCAGAACCGATATTAGATGTAGCATCTTGGCCTGGAAGAATATCTGCTCCCAACAAGGTCATTGGCTTAAATATGGCCGCTGTTGACGCATTTCTTGTTCTAAACTGAATTTGTTCGTTTGATTGATTTTCAATGACTGGAGTTAAATTGCTTTCGTTAAAAACACGCAATCTCGCTACAGGGTTACCAACGGTATAGCCGACATCAGCAAAATTAACCAAACTGGTAAATCCAGCACTGCTGGCTTTTACAAAATCGGCAGCATTGAAACCACCTAATCTATCTGAATTGGTAGCAGTTCCCCAGAATCTAGTAGAGTCAGTAGTTTGTCCAGGTGCTGAATTGTTATTTGTAGATGCAAGTGTTATGCCTCGATTTATTGTGTTAAATCCTGAAGCAACTAATGCGGCTTCAGCCGTGGCATCTAATGGAAAAGCTGCCGCAGAACTGACTGTAAATAGAGTGCTGTTGCCCACCAATGCTTCGACAATAGGGTATGTAGTACCACTTATTGACCTAACAGTTCTTGATCTAACCTGTGTAGTCGAATATCCAGACGCAACTTGTGGCCCAACTAGTGTAAAGTCAGTACCGTTCCATGCACTAAGCTGATTATTAATAGTATCAAACCAGAAATCGCCAACTGTTAATCCAGTTGGGCGTGTTGCACCAATTTCTGCGCCGCCCGTTGTACGGAATTTATTACCGTCAAAGAATTTTAATTTGCTGTTTGCACTATCAAACCAAATTTGACCTGAAAGTGGCTTTGGCGGTTGGGTAGTATTAGCGAAGTTTTCTAGCAAAGATACAAAATTTTCATTTTGTACTTCGCCGTATCCTGCGTAGTTCTTACCGATTAGTTTAATATCAAGGGTACTATCAATAGTGCCGTCAGCTACTACTGTAATTTGTGTACCGCTATATCGATTTATGGTGTATGACATCTGGCTCAGTTCCTTATTCTTATATATTTATGCTGTTTTATCTTAAATTTCTAGTAGCTTACAGGTCATTCTGATAAACCCAAACTCCGGATTGCATTGAAAATTTCCTAATTGCTGTGCCTGCGCCGTCTGTACATACTGCTCTGCAAATGCTGCCATCTAACCATTCAGTATTTGGGAACAATTTAGCAAGATATGTCAGCGCGATTTGTGAGTTGGTTAACCCAGTTGTTGTTAAACTTATGGCTACAGACCGTGATTTTAGTGCGGTATCTACATAATTTTTAGTAGTAGCGTCTTGTGCGGATACTGGATCAGCTACATTGCTTATTTTAGAACTGCTTACACTAACAACTCCTGCTCCCTTGGGGTCTAAAACTATATTCCCATCTGTAAATGCCGGGGTAATATTTGTTAATAGTACATTTCCACTTACATCAGCAGTTATTGATAGATTGGTTACATTTAAAGATGTTAATATACCTACACTAGTTAAACTACTAGAGACTATAGTAGGCCCTAGAGTACCACCTTCTAATACAGTACTACCATTGATCTTGTATCCTTTACCGGATACAAGATTTATATGTTCTGAACTATTCCAATATGCTCCAACGTTTACCCAGGTAAATGTTTTATCTGTTGCACCTTTAAGAGTAAATCCGCCGCCGTCGGCAGTGGTATCTGTCGGTGTTGCTACACTGCCTAGTTCGATATTTTTATCATCAATGTTAATAGTTGTTGAATTAATACTAGTTGTAGTGCCATTAACTGTTAGGTTACCTTCAATTACAACACTACCGGGAGTTGCAACTGTTCCAATATGTAAAGTTGCTGTCGGGGCGGCGTTGAATATACCGACCCGGTTGTTAGTTGCATCAACAAACAAACTTGGATACTGAGTTGAACCAAATTTAGTTGTAATTTTAAAATTTTGTCCAGATGTGTTTGATATGATATTAAACAGTGATGCTGATGCTGTAATTTCAGTATTTCCATTTTCACCTAATATCAGCGGCGTGGCATTGTTGATAGTAAGTGTTCCGGCAGTGGCTGAATCATCGCTAG